CCGACAGTGAGTTGCGTTTCACGCTGGAAGTCATGCGGAACCGCAGCCGCGAACTGGTGCGCGACAATGAATTTGCGCGGCGCTATGTGAATCTGCTGAAAACCAATGTGGTCGGCGATCACGGCTTCCACTTGCAAGTCAAAGCACGCAACGATGACGGCAGTCTTGATGCGGCTGGCAACACCATCATCGAAAATGCGTGGAAGCGGTGGGGCAGACTTGGCACGCCGACCGCTGATGGCCGGATGTCGTGGTATGACTGCCAGCGCCTAGTCATTGAAACGCTGGCGCGTGATGGCGAGGTGTTTATTCGCAAACTGAACGGGCCGAAATACCGTGACGGCTTTGCGTTGCAATTCATCGAAGCCGATCTGATCGATGAAAAGAAAAACGAAAAACTGAACAACGGCAACCAGATCAGGATGGGCATTGAGATGGACCCGGCGCACAGGCCGGTTGCATATTATGTCCTGTCATCGCATCCCGGTGATAAATACTATCACGCATCGCATTCACAGAAGCACACGCGCGTTCTGGCTGAAGAAATTATCCACATTTACATGCCGACCCGCACGCACCAGACGCGGGGCGAACCATTTATGGTTGCGGCGATGTCAGCGTTGAAGCACTTGCATGCTTTCCGCGAAGCGGAAGTCATTGCAGCCCGGATCGGCGCATCGAAGATGGGCATCCTAACAACGCCATCGGGCGATGATTTTGTTGGCGAAGGGTACGAGAACGACTTTCAGCCGGTCATCGATGTTGAACCGGGCAGCTTTCACCAGCTTCCGGCTGGGTTTGGTCTGGAGATGTTCGACCCAAAACATCCGAACACGGGCTATGCGGAATTCGAAAACGCGATGCTGCGCGGCGTGGCGTCCGGCTTGAATGTTAGTTATGCCAGCCTGTCGAACGATCTGTCGTCGGTGAACTATTCGTCGATCCGACAGGGCGCACTTGATGAGCGCGACGGTTATCGTGCGCTGCATATGTTTATGATCGAACACTTTATGGAGCCGGTGTTTAGATCGTGGCTGTCGAACGCTATGGATTTCGGCGGCATTCCGCTGCCAGCCAGCAAATACGATAAATTCAGCGACAACGCATATTTCCGTGGGCGTGGCTGGAACTGGGTCGATCCATTGAAAGAGATCAACGCGGCAGTCGTTGGCCTGCAAAACGGCGTTCTGTCGATGCAGGACGTGGCTGCAAACTATGGCCGGGATGTTGAAGAAACGTTCAGCCAGATTGCGCGTGACAAGGAAGTGGCCGAACAGTTTGGCCTGTCGATGGCGTTTGAACCGTTCGGCAATAAATTCCCTGCCGATCCGATAGTCGAAGGCGGTGACGATGGCGACGTATAAGGGCGAGGACATCGATCTGCGTCCGACGCAGGCAATGGCTGAAGAGGCACGGCGTGGTCTGGATTGGCGCAAAGAACACGGGCGAGGCGGCACTGCGGTCGGTGTTGCGCGTGCGCGGCAGATCGTGAACCGGCAAGAATTATCGCCCCGCACCGTGCGCCGGATGGTCAGCTTTTTTGCGCGGCATGAAGTCGATAAAGAGGCCGAAGGATTCAGCCCCGGTGAAGATGGTTATCCGTCTGCTGGCCGGATCGCTTGGGCGCTGTGGGGCGGCGACGCCGGTCAGACGTGGTCGCGGGGGCGTGATGCCATTATGGACCGCATCGATAATGAGGACACACGGGCGTTAGCGGATGAATTTTCAGAGTCCACATTGAAGGCGCTACAGAAAAAAGTTGACGACCACAACGCAGAACACGGCGACAAAAAGGGCAAGCGGGTCACATTGTCAATGCTGGCGGCGGTATATAAGCGCGGGATCGGCGCATATAACACCAATCCCGTCAGCGTTCGCCCTACTGTTACCAGCGCTGAGCAATGGGCGATGGCACGCGTAAATGTTTTCTTGAAAGCGGTCAGAACAGGCAAATTCCAGTCTGGCAAGTTTGACACCGATCTGCTGCCCGATGGCCATCCGCTAAAAACTGAAGAGGAGCGCGGGGAATATGATGCAAGGCCATATCCTAATGAACACGCTGCGCGGATTACTGACCCGGATCAATACGATGAATTCGCGCGTGATGTGGAAGCTGGCGGCGATGGCATTGATTTCATCTACGGCATCAACGATAATGGTAGCGAAATTCAATCAATCCGTTTCGACTCTGATCGGTATAGCGAAGCGGAAGCGCGGGAATGGCTGCGCGAAAACGACTTTGATCCGATCAAGTTTGAACCGGCAATCGAAGGACGAAAAATGGAAGAGCGACATATTGTTGATGTTGCGGAAACAGATGAAACGGTAACCATCGTTTTCGCAAAGCACTCCGACGAAGAGGTAATGCCAGAAGAAATGGACGAGCGCCCTTATCACGATGATGATGAAGATGAGCGTTTCGACCGTTCCGATCTTGTCATGCGTGCGATGGATATGGACGACAAGGCCATCGATGTCGATGCACGCACAGTGCGTGTCGGCGTTTCATCTGAAGAGCCGGTCAAACGTGCTTTTGGGATGGAAGTGATCGATCACAGCCGCGAAAGCATGAATCTTGATTTTTTGAATTCTGGGCGCGCACCGCTGCTTTTGAATCATGATATGGATACCCAAATAGGGATTGTTGAATCTGTTGAACTGGATGAAGAGGCGCGGCGTCTCCGCGCTATCGTTCGCTTTGGAAAAGGCGACCGTGCTTCTGAAATCTTCGACGATGTGACGGATGGCATCCGTCAAAATATCAGCGTCGGCTATCGTGTAGATGGTCGCGTTGAACGTGAAGGTGACGGCGAGGACATTGTTCGCGTCGCCACATCGCCTATGGAAATCAGTATTGTATCTATACCTGCGGATCAATCGTCATTGATCGGGGTCGGGCGGTCTATTTCCGAACCTTTACACGCAACCCCAAAGATCGAAGAAAGGAAAGACGAAATGTCTGATATTGATCTTGACGCGGTACGGGCGGAAGCCGCCAAGGCCGCGCAGAAAAGCGCCAAGGAGATCATGACTTTGGCCCGGAAGCACAGCCGTGCTGATCTTGGCGAAGATGCCATTGGTCGCGGCGTTTCCGTTGACGAATTCCGTGGCGAATTGCTTGAAGTCATTGCCAACAAGCCGCTGGAAACACCAGCGCACGTTGTGGATGCTCCAATCAAGGACCAGCGGGAATATTCACTTGCACGCATGATCCGCGCACAGGCCACTAACGATTGGTCCGACGCTGGTTTTGAGCGTGAAATGTCTGAGGAAGTCCAGCGCCGTACAGGCCGCGCAGCGCGTGGTGTGTATGTGCCTGATTTCGCTTGGCGTGCTGGCGCAATGGCAACCGCTGCAACTGGTGCAGTCGGTGATGAGAACGTCGTCGATAACTTCATCCCGACCGTTCATCGCGGTGATATGTTCATCGAGGCCCTGCGTTCAAAGCAAGTGATGGCAAACCTTGGCGTCACCTTTATGGGTGGCCTCACTAACCGCATCAAGATGCCTAAGTTTTCAGCCGGTGCCACTGCGGCATTCGTTGAAGAGTTGGGCAGCGTTGCGGATCAGTCACAGACTGACGCAGGCGTTACTCTTCAGCCGCGCACAATGGGCGCGTTTGTTGACATCAGCCGTCTTGCTCTCAAAGAGAGCGTGCCAGCCCTTGATCAGATTGTTCAAGACGATCTGCTGCGCGCAGCAGCCGATCTGATTGAATCAGCAGCGATCAGCGGTTCTGGTTCCAGCGGTCAGCCAACAGGCATTCTGAACAACGGCGATGTCGGCAATGTTGACATTTCTGCGAACACAGATGTGGCTGCGCTGACTTGGGCAGACTTGACCGATCTGGTTAAGACTGTTGAAGACGCAGACGGCGTTATCAACGCGCAAACCTTGGGCTGGCTTTCCAACCCGAAGGTCAAGGCGAAGATGGCCAACACCGTCAAGGTGGCATCGACTGACAGCATCATGCTGCTGAACGATCCTTGGAACAGCATCTATGGATACCGCGCTGAGTTTACCAGCAACGTGCCATCGAATCTGAATCCGGGTGATGGCGGCACCGACGCATCGGCGCTGATCTACGGTGACTTCTCGCAGTTGATCGTCGGCCTGTTCGGCGGCGCAGACATTATGATCGATGAGACAACCGGCGGTCTTGCTGGTACAACTCGCATCATCCTGCATCAAGATGTTGATGTTGCAATTCGCAACGGCGCATCGTTTGCGATCACAGATGAAGTGTCTACTGCCTAACTATCAAACGGTGGCCGGGGATGACCCGGCCACCATTTCACCTTGTGAGGTAACATGAAAATCAAGATTCTCGAAAAGTGCTACACCGGAACCGTGGGCAATATGTTCGCTGGTGAGGAGCATGATATGGATGACCGCATCGCTGAAAAGCTGATCGCGCGTGGATATGCCGAACCGGTCAAAAAGGCTGGCCGTCCGAAAAAGAAATTATTTGATCGCGCCGCAGATGCTGACGAGATCGAAACGCCAGAGGATGCCTGATGGCCGTTGAATCTGCCACCGACCGTGCCGTTTTTGTCGATATCGATGATTTTGGATCGGCAGCAACCTATACGCCATCTGGCGGTTCTGCCAGCACGGTCAACGGCATTTTCGACAACGACTTCATCGAAGTCGATGCAGGCGGCGGCGTAGGCGTGGCATTGCAGCAGCCGCGCTTTCATTGCCGCACTGCTGACGTTTCTAGCGCCGCTGAAGGCGATGCGCTTGTTGTGGGCGGGGTAA